CTTGGCTGCTAAACCCCCGTCAAATAAAAATACATCACCCGTCGAGGGGCAGTGTAACAGGAAAAAACTCACACCATTACAGCGCGTATGCCCTAAATGCCAAGCAATCTGGGACTTTGATATAGATGCCTTGCCATTTTTAATTATTTTTAATTCACACCAAACCGGTACACCGTCCATGCACAAATATACATCAGGCATGCCCTCGCCGGTTCTATTCTCTATTCGCTGGAAGTGGGTCTTTTTCGGTAAACTCTGCTTCAATGAGTTCCACAGACTGCGTTCTGTCTTTGGCATCTTCGACTCTTTTCATCTCAGGTTCGGGGAATGCGTTTGGGTATTGTTTCCTGATTGCGGCGAGTCTGGCAACAATGTCATCACGCGACATGTTATCCAGTTGATGAACGTGCGTGGACTCTCGCCTGTCGATGGTCAAACCACCCAGACTGGATCGGATCTTTTCCGCATTGATGGCGGCACTGAATTGACCAGCCTCTTCAGCCGATATGGACAGTTCTTCAAATCGCTTGAGTTGATTAATCAGCGTCACGCCGTATCTGCGTTCTCTGGCTTGCCGCATGTCTTTGATCAGTTCTGGCACATCAGGGAACGATTTACCGTCAAGCAGCTTGGCGGCATGTTGTGCTGCGCTGCCTTCGGCGTAGCCAGCTTTTCTGGCGCACTCAGCGTTGGAGTATTTACCTTCGACATAATACTTAGCAAACTCACGCTGTCTGTTGGTAAGCCCAGCAGGTCTGCCACCCTTGCCTATAGTGTTTTCTGTGGGTTTTTCTTTTTTATTTTCCAAAATCAACCTCGCGCCCATCTTACTAGTGTTACAGTGATACAGAAACGATACAGCTACAACCGTTATCCAGTAAGGGTTGTATCACTTGTACCGTTTGTATCACCATTTTCAGAAAAAAATAAATTAAATCGTTTACCCGTAGAAAACATTATATGTCCTGTTATTTTTATGTTTGACCGTATGGGATATTATGCTAGGATCCTACTAGATCCGGTGATAATTGTAAAGCACCAAGGTTCAAGGTTCAAGGTAGAAGGGGTTCTCACCATGAAGCATAAATCAATTACTGTGGGCTTAGCCAGACCCAAACTACGTCATCGTGTGTTGCACATTACGATCAACAATCGTGCGTGGTTGAAACAGGCTATGTCAAAACCAATGAAGGGAAAAAAGTAATGCAAGCATATTTCATAAATCCATTTAGTCAGAACGTCACGACAGTTGACTATGACGGCAATTACGAAAGCATTGGTCGCATGATCGATGCCAGCCGTGGTTATTTCGATGTCGTGCGTCTGGATCAAAATCAAGATGCGGCCTTTGTTGATGATGAAGGTTTGTATGTTGAGAACCAGCGTTTTTGGATTCACCGCAATTATCCCCAGCCGCTAGCTGGCAAGGCACTTATATTGGGCTGCAACGATGAGGGTGATTCTACTGAACCAAAGACCAGCTTTGAAGAGTTGGTCGGTGATATCCGGTTCATTGGTGATCGGTTTGAGTTGGCTTTGCTGCACAAGTTTGTCGGGCAGATCGATGACTACCGCCCACACTTTTTCACTGGCATGAAGGAGATTGCGTGATGGCGCAATATTCAGTGGCAAAAAATGTGGAAGATCACTTAGACATGTACGAAAACATGACGCCAGAGCGTATGCTTTCAACTGCGCGTCAGTTGCAGATTATGGGCAAGCCCATTCCTGAACCGCTACAAAGACGTGCGGACAAATTTGGGCTGGACATTAGTTTGTTTGGAAAGAAAGGGGACGAATAATGGCACATATTGATTATACCGAAGATGGCAAGCCGTTCATCAGGGACGACTGGTATCTCGAAGACGTGGCGTCGGTCTGTGAGCAGATGGATGTCACGCTGACTGAAGAGCAGATGGAAGATGTCTTGCACGATATCGTTAATGGCTTTGATGCTAATCACGGCATCAGTTGGGATACGTTTGAATATGTCATCCATCAGCACAACCCTGTAGATAAGGAGTAGAGGAATGTCTGTAACATACAAAGCTATTGATCCTGATAGTGGGATCCGGTGGTGCGTCCGCATGGTGTTCATTGGGGATCAGTACGGTCTCAATCATTGCCTGACATATGGCGACAGGGAATATGATCAGGACAAGCACGATGATCCATTGATCGAGTTCTATGATATGGACTCTGGTGCGGCGGCTATCATGCGTAACACTGGCGACAAGACTGAAGCCTATCTGGCTGAAGAGTACGGTCAGTTTGTCAGCCGCTACTATTACAGCACGTTGAAGATGCGAGATCCGCTGGGCGAGGGCGGGGCTTTGACTGACTGGTCGGAGCGTGGCCTATGTCTTGACGGCGGCGTGGATCGATGGTCGGTGTCGAGCGAGTTCATGGTCGATGCCATGGCGGCTATCAATAAGGAAATGGAAGAGCGGAAGGAGTTGCAGCATGATTACGCTTGAACTGACAGAGGTTTATCACTTGTCTGGAGAGGATCTGGATAAAATATTTTTGGTGGGTGACAGGTTCTTTGTCACCACCCGCACCATCCGACGCGGTGAGATTGAGCGCGAAGTGACCGTGATCAATGACGGCTTGTGTAGGCACGATGGGTATTTTGTTGCAGAGTCCTATGAAGATGTGCGGGACATGATCCAGAACAAGCTGATCACACGGTCATCGTTTATGGCGAGGTCACGATAATGCCAGCACAACGCGCCAAAGGTACAAGGTACGCAAAGTATCACACCAAGTTAGACAATAAGACATGGGCTAGCTTGATGAATTATGACGAGAAAGAACGTCAGCGCAACAAAGATGCATGGGCGGCGCATTGCGCTGCCCTGCCGGATGATTGTTTTGCCGATGATGTGCAGGACAGTGACCACAGTACGTATTATTCTAGAAGTTTTATGGAAGGAAGGAGACTGGATAATGAGTAAGTCAAATAGTTTTGAAGACATGACGATGGAAGAGCGTCAAGAATATTGGGCAAAGCAGCGTGGGCAGGAAGCAATGGTGCGTGAAGCCCTGCTGTTTCAAATCCGCGACAAATATCCATCGATGCTGGAAAGCGTGGAGTCACTGGTCAAGGTTGCCAACAGTATCGGCGAAGATCTTCAGTGGCACGGCATTGAGGCTGTTACCTGCGCCGATATGCACAAGCTGATCGACTCAGCCTATTCGGTCACTAGACTCTATCATTTGGATAAGGACGAGTCGGATGAGTAAGTATCTGCTGATCATGGTCACGATGACCAATTTCAATGGTGGTACGGTTAATGTGATCAGTACCCACGACACAATAAGTGAGTGCCATGTGGCACTCACCCAACACGGGTTCACAGACTCACAGATGCAAAACACCTTCTGCCTTATCATGGAAGACGGTGTGGATTGGAAGATAAAATGAGTGTACCCAGTTGGGAAACACTGATCGCGGATCTGCGGATACTGGAAGTGGATCGGGAATATGATACGCTAGGACGTATCAAGACCAAGAAGCGTTTGCGTAGCGACATAAATTTTAGGAAGGAGATAAGTCATGGGCAAGGTCAAAAGCATGATGATGGACATGGAAGATAAGTTTATTGAAAAAATTGACGGTGTCATTGGGGAATGCGAAACATGGCACGAGTTTACCAGCCGCATGGAAAGCCACATGCATTTGGTGGATCACAACCCATTGGATGAAACAATGGACGTGCTGGCTGAGTCGTGGTCACAGTACTGGGAGAAGCATCAATGATAATCAAACTGGAAGACGTGGTCGATACAGCACACGGCGTTGCAAAAGTGATTGGCATAGAAGAAGTGCGGCGCGGTGAGAAGTACGGTCACGATTGTTTGGAAGCAAACATAGGTTCGGCTGGCGATGACCGCAGGTTCAAGTATATATTTGATCTGGACAACGGGCACTGGTGTCGTGGAGTACAGATAAAAGGTAAAGTCGATGAAGGACAATAATCTACTGCATGTCGCAGAGGAGCGGCGTAGACTCATGCATGAGTTTGGTGACCTGATTTTTGAGCAGGCGGATCAAGCTGACATTGATGCCAAGTACAAAGAGTATAGGGCGATGAAGCAATTAGATAAGGATGGTGTTAGGTATGTCCCGAAGTTCTGAAACGAATAAGGTCGCGCACATAATCAATGATGCGATGGAAGCATTTGCAGAAAAGAAGCTGGATCCTGATATGGTTTCGTTCTTGCTGATGTGTACGGCCTTGTCTATGGCATTGCGTAACAATCCTGAGTCGCCGTGCACGGTAACACAAATGATGGCGTCCGCTATGGAAGCGGCTGTTATAAGCGTAATGAGTGATGATGAAGAGGAAACCCAACATTGATTATACAAGGTGATGGAAGCTGGGAAAAGCTGATGGACTACGGCAGATGTCCAAGGTGCAAGGGCGCAGTAAATCAGATCGCTAAACCACATGCAAAGCGCGAGTGCGCGTCATGTGGGCTGACGATAATTGACAACAGCGCACAATCCTATAAGATAAAGGATAATAAACTAAAACAGGAGTCTGACATGCATGAAACTAAGCTGCATGCTAACGAGGATCAGATCGCGCAAGACACCAACAAGTTGATGCCGTGGGCTGATGCTGTTTCGACAATTGAAAGTGTAATAAACGATTACTTGTACGATCCAGAACCAGTACATCACACATTAGAGTCAGAGGTGCTAGAAGCATGGAACAGGATACTGCGGGGCTAAGTCGTATCATAAGGGTACTTGACGAGGAGTACACAGAGTTGCAATCTGCGGGACTATATCGGGAAGCCGATAAGGTTTTTAAACGCAGACAAACATATGTTGATATGAGGAACGAAGCTAATGACAGACAACGTAGTGTATTTGGAACAGCCAAACAAGATTGAAGTCGTATTGGATCCAGTGCCTGTTGTATGCGAGTACGCATCAAAAATATACAAGGATGTAGTCATCTTGGGCGAAGCCGAAGACGGATCAATCAAGATGATGACCACACAAGAAGATGTAGCGGACATATTATTTTATTTAGAGTCTGCCAAGTTTTCACTTCTGGGCGGGGGGCTGCAAGAACCAGACGGCGAAGACGAAGGGGCATAACACAGACTACGAAGGGGCGCAGATGAAGTTTAATTACAAGACAGATCCGTACAAACACCAGCATGAGGCTTTGGTAAGAAGCTACGACAAGGTCAACTACGGCTATTTTATGGAGATGGGTTGTGGCAAATCCAAAGTACTTATCGACAACATGGTCTGGCTGTACGAGCAAGGCAAGATTGACACTGCCATTATTGTTGCGCCCAAGGGTGTATATAGAAACTGGCAGATATCAGAAATACCGGCTCACCTACCAACGGACATTGAACACGAGGTTTATGTTTGGACACCGTCTCCGAATAAAACCCAAGCTGAATGCCTCAAGGCTGGAATTGAAGAGCGTAAAAAGCTCCGCATACTGCTGGTCAATGTTGAAGGGTTTGCAACGCCGAAGGTCAGCAAATTTATGGCTCTGTTCACACGCGACTCGTCGTTCTTACTTGCGGTTGATGAGTCAACAACTATTAAAAACCCGAAGGCCAAAAGGACTAAGGCTTTGGTTTCGCTTGGTAAGGCAGCATCGTATCGGCGTATACTTACCGGGTCGCCCGTTACGAAATCGCCGATGGATCTATACTCGCAATGTGCCTTCATGTCCCAACGACTGCTGGGCTTTGAATCCTTCTATGCATTTCAGGGGCGGTTTGCGATCACAAGAACACAGCGGATGGGCGGTCACAGTTTTCAACAAATCGTGGGATACAGAAATCTTGACGAGCTTGCTACCAAGCTGGATACATTCTCGTATCGTGTGACTAAAGATCAAGCGTTGGATCTGCCTGACAAAATATACACAACACGCGATGTGACGCTGACCAAAGAACAACACGACTACTATATATCACTAAAGAATTCTGCCATTGCACTGTTGGAAGATGGTGAACTGGTGACAGCACCGTCAGTGATGACACAGATGCTGCGCCTACAACAAGTCCTGTGCGGGCACATAATGTCTGATGATGGTGAACTGGTAGAGTTTTCAACCAGACGCATAGACGCACTGATGGACACCATAGATGAGATGTCCGGCAAGGTAATTATATGGTCACGGTTTAGGTATGACATCAAGAACATTCAAGCCAAGCTGTCCAAGGTTCACGGATTAAGTTCCGTGGTCACATACTACGGAGACACTTCGGACGAAGACAGGCAGACAGCCGTCCGCAGATTCCAGTTTGAAGATGCAAGGTTCTTCGTCGCCAACCCACAGACCGCAGGTTATGGACTGACGCTAACAGCAGCAACGAATGTGATTTACTACGCCAACGACTTCAACCTAGAAACACGAGTACAGTCAGAAGACAGAGCGCATCGTATTGGTCAGGACAATGCCGTGACGTATGTGGATCTAGTGAGTCGAGGGACTATCGATGAGTATATTGTTAAGGCTCTTCGGAAGAAGATTGATCTGTCGGCGAAGACACTGGGGGAAGAAGCTCGTCAGTGGTTGGAGCTAACACCCCGCCGAAGTGACGGTTAGCTGCGCGTTGAGGAGCGTTGGGATGCTTGGAGAATTGATGAGGGTAAAGGTGACATTCATTAGTTTCCCTATCGACATACAAGAGTCGAACCCCAAGTTGTTGTTGGAGTTGCTTGAGAGTGCGGCTTATTACGGTTCCGTCTTTCCGGCGACTTACCGTCTTCACATCAAAGAAATGGGTTTCGCCTTCAGGCGTGAGGGCTATAAGATCCACTGGCCCCTGTTCGATGAAGGGCTGGTAGACATAGCAGCCTCGCCCAATTAACCAAGCGGCGGCAATCAGTTCAGACTGTTTGCCGTATGCGATACGATGATCTGGTCTCATTTGGTACTTGACTATCATTTCAATTATCAGATAAGGTAAGGCTAGCAGATAGAAAACAAGGAGACAATAGGTGGATACAGATAAATGGAAGTCAGTTGCAGTTTCAATTGACATATACAAGATGCTAAAAATAATGGCACAGGACACTGACAGAAGTGTGAGCAAACAAGTTGCACACATCGTTAAAAAAGAATTTAATCAACCACCCTACATGCTTGATGAAACATCTGAAGAAATATACTTGACTAAATGAATTGCAGACAATAACGTCTGCGTCCACAGCCGAAGGGCTTAAACTTTACAGTAAAGGAGAAGAGAGATGGCTGATTGGTTCCAGCTACTAGATGAGGAAGTCGATGCCCAGAAGTTCGACAGTGTAGATACGAAAGGCGCGTCGCGTCTTTCCAATCTTATTCGTGAGTCGATCAAGGCTGACGAAGATATATCTGCCGCAGAGCAGTATCTAAAAGATCTAAAATACAAAAAGCGTAAGATCAACGAAGAAGACATCCCTGCCCTGATGCATGAAATGGGTGTGGATAGTCTTGAGGTTGATGGCAACAAGATTAAGCTTCGTCAGTTTGTACACGCCCGTATCACGGACGACAAACGCGATGAAGCCTATACTTGGTTGAGATCTATTGGCGAAGGGGACATCATTAAAAATGATGTAACAGTGTCATTTCATACCGGACAGGACAATGTGGTAGGGGCAGTCGTAGACGACTTACGCACACAGGGTCTTGATCCAGTACAGAAGACTCACGTCCATCCACAGACGTTAAAGGCGTGGGTAAAGAACCGGATAGAGTCGGGTAAAGATATCGACTTTGAAACATTCGGTGTGTTTGTAGGAACTGAAGCGAAGATAAGCAGGAGCTAGAAAGATGGCTGAAACAGCAGTAGCAGAAAAAAAGTCCACGGCTGTGGCAAATATAATGGACGATCTGTACGCAAGTGCAGGCGAAGGTCTGGAGAATGTAGGCACAGAGGATATGCAGATTCCGTTTCTGCGTATCTTGCAGCCTCTGTCTCCGCAGTTAAACAAGCAGGACTCTAAGTACATTAAGGGTGCTTCGGGTGGTGACTTGTTTAATACGGTGACTGGTGACCACTGGGATTCGGAAGAAGGTGTAAGCGTTATTCCGTGTGCCTATACTATGAAGTATCTGGAGTTCCAGTTACGCGAGAACGGTGGTGGATTCATGGGTGAGTTGGATCCCAACAGCCCAGATATTCGTAACACTGAGCGTGTCGGACCTAACGAAATGTTACCGTCGGGTAACGAACTTGTGAGGTCAGCGCAGTTCTTGGTGTTGGCGTTTGGTGAAGACGGCATGCCACACCAAATGATCTGCGATATGAAGAAGACCCAGATGAAGGTCGCCAAGCAGTGGAATACACGTCGCGCGGGTATGAAGATAATGCATCCAGAAAAGGGTCTGTTTACTCCGCCTATGTGGGCAACGGTGTGGAAGCTGACTTCTGTGCAGGAAAGCAACGACAAAGGATCGTGGTTCAACTACCAAATATCGCAGCGCGATATCCAAGATGTTGATCCTAGTATCGTAAGTCAAGCGCGTGAACTGTATAACCAGTTTAAAATGGGTGAGATTAAGACAGCCGCAGGCACGGCTGATGAACTGAACCGGTCTAGCACGGAAGTCGGCGACGACGTACCGTTCTAGTGTAGGGGCACTGGTCAGGGGGCAGTGCATAAACAACCCCCTGCATAACCAACATGGGGCAGACAATGAATATTGATGAACAGTTCATGGCTGCGTTTGAAGGCTTCGGCGCAGCACATGGACAGACACAGATATCTAATGAACGACGGGCTGGCAAACAGAAAGCCAAGTCGTACATTGTTAGAAAGCCACTGACATTAGACTTGATTCGGGCACACCTAGAGGGGCAAAACGGTGTTGGATCTATTCCTATTAACGAGCACAACAAGTGCAAATTTGGCGCTCTTGATATTGATCAGTATCCTTTGGATCTGGTGGCAATAGATAAAAAGCTACGCGACATGGAAGTGCCTTCTGTTGTATGCAGGAGCAAGTCCGGCGGTGCGCACATATTCTTTTTCTTTAGTGATTGGATCAGCGCAGGAGAGTTGCGTGACAAAGCGTCAGAAATTTCCGCTTTTCTTGGATACGGTGGCTGTGAAATATTTCCAAAGCAAGAACAGATTCTTGTCGAGCGTGGTGATGTTGGCAACTTTATTAACCTTCCGTACTTTGATACGGAACAAACTCTCCGCTACGCGATTGATGAAGACGGTGAACCCGCATCACTGGAAAGATTCCTAGAACTCGTTACTGCCCGATCTGTAGACCCAAATGTTTTTGTTGGTTTAACATTTGGTGAACAGGTTGACGAGTTTGCGGAGTGGTCCCCCTGCCTGAACTGTATGTTTGGGCAGGGGATACCTGAAGGTACGCGCAACACGGTGATGTTTGCAGCGGCGGTGGCATGTAAGAAAGAAAAGCCAGAAAGCTGGAAGCAGCGTCTGGAAGAAATCAACATGAAATACTGCACCCCACCTCTACCAGCTACAGAGATCGTAACGATCCAGCAGCAGCATGAAAAGAAAGACTATGGATTCCCGTGTGATCAGGAACCACTGAAGTCGTTCTGCAATAAGACTCTGTGTAAGACAAAGAAGCACGGCATCGGGTCTAGTGCTAGCAGTGTCGATGTCACGGGTCTATGTGTCGTCAAGTCTGAGCCACCTGTTTGGTTCTGTGACGTGGGTGGCAAGCGTGTCGAGCTAACAACAGACGATCTACAGACCCCACAGCGCTTCCAGAAGGCATGTATGGAACAGATACATATAATGCCACCTATGATGAAGATGGGCGACTGGCAGGTCATTGTGTCTATGATGATGGAAGACATGAGCGAGATCGAAGTGCCGGAAGAACTGACATACAAAGGTCAGTTTATGGATCTGCTTGAAGCATTCTGTGATGGCAGGGTACAGGCTCAGTCAGCCGAAGAGTTGTCGTTAGGAAAACCATACACAGACAATGAAGAGAGAAAAACATTCTTCAAGCTTGAAGCGTTGATTAAGTATTTACGCAACAACAAGTTCGACAGTTACAGTCGGGGTCAGATACAAGAGCGCCTGAAAGAACTAAACATCGACGGCACAGCCAATGGACAGAAACGATTCAACACAAGCAAAGGGGACACCAAGCCTATGCGCGTGTGGTGGGTTCCGTCGTTTGGTGCCGAGGTTCAAGTACCAAGGATCGATGTTGGAGAAAATGAGGTGCCGTTCTAATGGAAACTACAATCTTTGGACCACCCGGCACAGGCAAGACAACCAGACTTATATCAATTGTCGAGGAAGAAATATCTCGCGGCACACCACCAGACAGGATCGCGTTTGTGTCGTTTAGCCGCAAGGCCGCAGAAGAAGCGCGTAACCGTGCCGCCGAAAAGCTAAACATGAACGCAGATCAAATGGTGTGGTTCCGTACTCTACACTCTTTGGCATTTCATTCACTGGGCTTGACAACACAGAAGGTGTTGCGCGGCCCAGACTACACCAAGATAGCACAGTATCTGGGCTTAGAGTTCTCTGCTAATGCATCGGTTAATATGTCTGATGGCATACTATTTACACCGGGGCGTAGCGGTGATGCGTATTTGTCTATGATACAAATGGCAAGGGTCACCGGTCGCACACTGGAAGACCAGTTTTCCACTACAGCAGACCGCAGGTTGCACTACCAGCAACTAAAAGTAGTGGATCAGGTAGTAAAAGACTACAAGAAGGAGACGAACAAACTTGATTTCGTTGACATGATCGAACAGTTTGTAGCCGAGGGTCAAGGTCCGATGTTGGATGTCCTGATTGTAGACGAAGCACAGGACCTTGTACCTATGCAGTGGCGTATGGTGCACGATGTACTAAAGCAGAAGGCCAAGCGCATTTACTACGCAGGCGACGACGATCAATGTATATATTCTTGGATGGGCGTGGACGTGGGAGATTTCTTGCGTTCATCAGAAAATAAAGTGGTATTGGATAAGTCATACAGGCTTCCCACAGCAGTGTATGAGATAGCAGATTCCCTTGTAAAACAAATAGATATACGGCAAAGAAAAGTATGGTCGCCGACCGATAAAACTGGAACAGTAGTGTGGCATCGTGATATCCTAGATGTGGACATTACAACCGGTGAGTGGCTTATCCTTGCTCGTACAAACTTTATCGCCAACAGAATCGCAAACGAACTTAAAGAACAAGGGTTCCTGTATTGGCGCGAAGGATCCGGTTGGTCCATTTCTCCAAATGTATTAACTGGAATTGAGGTATGGCTTCGACTATGCAAGAGCAATCATTTGTCCGCAGCGGAACTGAAGAGTTTATCAACCCAATTAAATTCAACTGTTATTACCAAAGCTGGCAGGCGAAAACTTGCAGCCCTAGACCCAGAAGTAACCTACACGCTCACAGACATTCAGAACCTGTGCGACCTGAGTGCGACACCAGAGACCCCGTGGCACGAAGTGATCAAGGTCAGCGAGAAGGAGCGGATCTACATTACTTCTGTACGGCGGATGGGCGAGTCTATCTTATCGGGCAAGCCGAGGATTCGGATATCGACGATTCACAAAGCCAAAGGTGGCGAGGCGGATAACGTCGCCCTACTCTTAGATTCATCACGAGCATGCGCTGAAAGCACCGATCAGGCGTCTGAGATACGGACGTTCTACGTCGGGCTTACTCGTGCCAAAAAAGCGCTACATATAGTCGAGTCACAATCACAGTATGGGTTTCAGTTATGAAAAGATCAGAAGTATTAGATACAGCTAAAGGTTACGTCACGCAGGATCGTGCGGCACAGCACGGTGACATGGAAGACAACTTTAAAAACATTGAAACCGTGTGGTATTGGTGGGATAGCATCAAGCCTGACGATCTTCCGGTTGGTGCGGACTGTGCCGTAAAAATGACATTGTTGAAGATAGCTCGTATAGCATCGAACCCATATCATGCGGACAACTGGGTAGATGCTTGTGGATATTTAGCGTGTGGGGGTGAGGTGTCAACTGATGAAAGCTGATCTGTTTGACTTTGAGGATACATGGGTTCCGCCATCGTCGTTCCCTGATCTAACTAACTGTGACCGCATAGCAATTGATTTGGAAACATGTGATCCAAACCTGACACGGCTCGGTCCCGGCTGGTGCCGTGATGACGGGTACGTTATAGGCTACGCTGTCGCTGCTGGTGACTTTGTGGGCTACTTCCCTGTACGCCACAAGTCGGGCAACCTGCCTGAGAAGCTGGTAGTAAACTGGCTGAAGAAGCAGTTAGCTACACCCAAAATTGAGAAGGTCATGCACAACTCTATGTATGACTTGGGCTGGCTACGTTGGGCAGGGATAGAGGTCCAAGGTCCGGTAATCGACACCATGATAGCCGCGCCGCTGCTGAACGAGAACCGCCTGTTCTACAACCTGAACTCTTTGTCTAAAGAATATCTGGGTGAAACAAAAAACGAAAAGATGCTACGCGCTGCGGCGGAAATGTATGGTGTAGATGCTAAGAGCGGCATGTGGCAGCTAGACTCCAGCTTTGTAGGCAGGTACGCGGAGCAGGACGCTGCTGTAACCCTGCGCCTGTGGGACAGGTTGCGTATCGACATTGTGGCAGAAGAGTGTTCATCCATCTTCAAGCTTGAGTCGTCGCTGTTACCTGTGCTGCTAGACATAAAGCAGCGCGGTGTTCGGGTAGACACAGATAAAGCGGAGCAAGTCAAAAAGGAATTGCTGTCAAGAGAGAAGACACTACTTAAAGAAATAAAGGAAGAGACCGGAGTCACCGTCGAGCCGTGGGTGGCTACATCTGTGGCAAAGGCGTTTGATGCCCTTGGGCTTAAATATCATAGGACAGAAAAGACTGACGCCCCCGCCTTTACAAAACAGTTTTTGGCGAATCACGAGCATCCAATAGCTAAAAAGATTGTACGTCTTCGTGAGTTTAACAAAGCTAACACCACGTTTGTGGAGACTATTCTTGAGCATTCGCATAATGGTCGCATACATTGTGATTTTAACCCTCTTCGTTCAGATGAAGGGGGCACAGTTACAGGACGATTTTCTTCGTCCAACCCCAACCTTCAACAGATCCCGGCGCGTGATCCGGAAATAAAAGCAATGATTCGTGGTCTATTTATACCAGAAGAAGGTCACAAGTGGGGAAGTTTTGACTACGCATCACAAGAACCGCGCTGGCTGGCACACTACTGTGCACAGATCAAAGGTGCAAACAGATCACCAGAGATAGACGAAGTCGTTGAAATGTACAAGTCCGGTAATGCTGACTTCCACCAGATGGTGGCAGACATGGCAGGCATTAGCCGCAAGGAAGCAAAGACAGTTAACCTTGGTATCATGTACGGCATGGGGCGTAAGAAACTGGCTGGTGTGTTAGACGTAACTGAAGATGAGGCCAAGAGTCTGCTGAATAAGTATCACGAGCATGTGCCGTTTGTGAAAGGCATTGCCGACATGACAATGAATCACGCTGGGGACAAGGGCAGCATCCGTACAATACTGGGGCGTAAGTGTCGATTTGACAGGTGGGAGCCAAGGTCGTTTGGTTTCCACAAAGCACTACCACTAGAAGAAGCCGTCGAAGTATACGGCGGTAGGGGCATGATCAAACGTGCGTTTACATACAAGGCGCTGAACAAACTAATCCAAGGTTCAAGTGCCGACCAAACAAAGAAGGCGATGGTAGATTGTTACAACGAAGGACTGTGTCCTATACTTACAGTGCATGATGAGTTATGCTTTAACATTGAATCCAAAGAACAGGCGGACAAAGTTGTAGAAATTATGACAACGTGCATACCTGACCTAAATGTGCCCTTTGAAGTTGACACAGCTATTGTAGACAACTGGGGGCAGGTAGAATGAACTGTTGGCATTGTAAAACTGAGCTTATCTGGGGCGGTGACCACGATCTTGAAGAAGAGGATGAGTATTACTCAATGGTCACAAATCTTCACTGCCCAACCTGTGAGTCACATGTAGAGGTGTACTACCCAAAGGAAAAAGAAAATGTTTGAAGCGATGGTGTTAGTCTGCATGATGGGCAATCTGCAAGATTGTTTTGTGGCTGATGATACACGCGGCCCATACAAGACTATAAATCAGTGTATTGATAGAACCACTGAGATGGCAGCGCAGCTAGTTACGATAAATGAAGATCATGTGGTTATGGGTGTGCGCTGCGATCCGGCTAAACCACCCGAAGGTTTAGAAACCTGACAGGTTTCACCCTGACAACAGTCATCAATCACAGCCTTACAGTAGTGACACTGTCCGTGTCCGTGCACTTGAACCACTTTTAGGGGTGATTGACAGCGCGGACAGCGATTCTCAGGGACTTGAGGGTGTAATGATACGGTCATTGTAAATTAGCTCGACGAGAATCGATGTTTTTATTTAACAATTTCAGTGATTTATTACTAAGGAAAACAAGCGTTTTATTTCCCTAGTTGTCTTGTGACAGGTCGCGAATCCGTTTGACCAGCCTTTTAGCCCGGTTCGGAACCTGATCATGCCACCTAGAATCGACCATTTCGTCAGCCATTCTGTGCCAATCCCGTGCGTCACACCCAGCTTTCATGCCTTTGAACTTGGACAGACGTGGGTAGCCGAGGTTGAAGCACATGTTGGCGATGACCAACTGAGCTTCTTCTGGTAGATCGTCGAAGTCGTCGTACAGTCTGTGGCAATCTTCGATGGTGACAAGGATGTCCAGATCGAATACCTGCCGCACCCGCTCTTCTGATACAGGTGTGCCGACTGGCTGACCGTGTTCTGGGTCAGCATCTTTGATTAAATGCCCGATTCCGAAAGTTGGCAGAGCAAGATGATCTAAATATATCTCGTACTTACAACCTTCATCGTCCGCTAATTCTTCGCGTAGCTGATCTTTGTTCATGCTTGCCTCAATCTCTGTGCTAGTTCCTGATCTCTCGGGTCAGGTAATGTCGTAGGACCGATGTTCAAGGGCCGAGGTGGTTGAGCCGGGAAAGTAGCGGGGGCTGCCGAAGGGGCTGGAACAGCCCCCGCTAGTTGCGCTTCAGCAGGAGGAGTTGCCGAAGCAGCAGAACCTTGAGTGCGTGGTGTCTTTAAAAAATCGTCGCTTATAGTATCAGGTATCCGTGATCTAGCTGCATCTTGTTTAACAATTGGATTGTTATCTGTTTCCAGATCAACAGAACCACCATCAGCTTTACTTAAAAGATCTTCACCCGTCAAGGGGAGACGCATAAAATCGCGCCGTCTAGCAAAGATTTCACGCATTGGAAACTCACCACCAAACTCACGGACGGTTTTTCTTGCTTGTTTTTTGACCTCTTCAGATGGTGTAAAGGGTGTAAATATTCCACGCATCAATTTATTTACGTTACCAACCTTGGCTTTCTTTAAAGTCTTTCGTATTTCCTGATCGCTCATGCCCAAAGTCCGCATGTCTTTTATCATCCCAAACATTCGGTTTTGTTCACGGAATAAAACCTGATTTGCTTTTTCATACACAGATAGGATGTTGTCAGGGTTTAAAGCCTGTTCCACACGAGCGGCACGGTTAAATATCTGGGCTGCACTTGATACAGACCTTTGATATTGATAGCCGCCATACTGAACAATTTTGTCTGACTTTACATCAACTTCGCGTAGACCAGTTAAGATAGATGCCACTTCTTCTTCTATCTGTCTTACGTTTCCACGCGCATCTCTGCCATCAGGTGAGAATAAAGCCGTAGCTATTCTACCCGGAACAAAGCCCACTTCGCCACCAAGTTCTGCTTTTGCTCCAATTGTACCAGCCGTCTGCTCTATGATACCGGGCGTAAAGGCACCAAGTACATGAGCTATACTTTTCGTCCATTGTTCATAAGTGGTATCAACTTTAAAATCACCAGAACCCTTGTTGTAGATGACAGCACCTGTTTTTGTCCTGCCGCCCCTGCCTCTTTCGGATACGTCCGCTAGTTTTTCAAACAGTATGGAGTCTTCCAGAAACGGGCTAGCTAGCTCATGTGTTACGTCAACAAGTGCGCTAGTAAGGAACTTGTCGGTGTCGTACTGGTTCAAAACACCTTCTCTGTGTGCCTTCATTATAGCTCTGGCTGGACGCATCCAATAATCGTATGGATTGGTGTAACTAAAATCTACATACCCAGTGACATAGTTCTTGTTGTCTTTGCCTTTTTTAACACTGGTAGGCACTAACGTAGAAGCGCGGCTCCAGTTTGCAACGCGGCGCTGCAATGCGTCCATCTGTTCCTGACCAACACCAAGAGCGTACATACCGATACCTTGAACCGCTGGGCCTGCTACACCAACTGTACCCATGAAGCCCAGCAAACGACGCATGCCTATCTCTCTGATTTTAGATGCCGCTGCCTCTGCTGCTTCTGGACTAAGATTTTTAAAAGCACTGGCGCTAGTTCCTAGTTCTTTCGCCGCGTAGCTCAATGTGTTTGCACTGGTACGAATGATTTCAGCGGGGAAGGCAATAAAGTTACCAAGCGGAGCTTTACGCAGCAGCTTAATAGCTTCTGGTACACGCTCATAGTTGGGGACAACATTCTTAACGATGTCCGCAGCATAAGAATCTAGATCATCAAAGCCCATCTGTCTGGCGTACTGTTCTGCGTTGTTAGCATCACCCATTGCGTTGATTACTTTTTGACGTTCAAACTGAAAGTTATAAATCTTCCAAATATCGTCACCACCTTGATACCAACTTTTTGCAAGATCACTTGCGCCCTTGAGTGGCTTTACCGCAGCATTATCAATAAGTTGACCCAGCTTATTTCTGCCTAGAGTCCGTCTGATTAGGCCCTTGTCTCTAGTAATATTGACACCCATTTCATCAATATGACCTTTTAATGAACCACCAATACCCTCTTCAATAAGCTTGTCCATTTCTTTGATTTGAGTTTGAGTGCCTACGACACCTAGACGTTGTAGCTTGCCGTAAAAAAGTTCACGCTGAACATCATCTAACCTGTGTATGCTAGAAAAAACTGTTTGTATTGACTCGCCAAGATTACCGCCCCTACCTAAATTACCTTGAGCCATAGCAAAGAGTGCTGATGAAGTTACGTTTCTAACCTGTGTAATAGGTGACAGAACTGTCTTAGCAAACTGCACCTGACCTTTAGCTCTAAGAAAGTTTCCATAAGACATGCGATATAAAAAGTCGCCGGGAGTACCCCTAGCCAGTGTTAACTGAGTAAGTTCACTGTACATAGATCCACCAATTTTTTCCCCAATTCTACTGGTAAATCCGTGTTTTGCGTATGACCCTGTTAAGGCACCGTACTGTATGTCCCCGATTTTATCTAAGTTTGTTATTTCCCCGTCCACTACGTTAGGTTTAGTGCCAAGTACCTTGTATTGTTTTTTTAGTGGACTTTTATCGGGGATAGATTTAAAGGTTTCGTCAGATATTATTTCGTCACCAACTTTAGATGGGTTGTCGGGGTCTAAAAACTGTCTAGCTAGATAGTTGTAGTATGAATCGGTAGCGCGGAAACTCGCTAGATCCGTTACTGTTGACATAAATGCATCAATGGGATCTCTTATTTCACCCAGCACAGCACGAAGTACGGGCTGATCTAATGGCTTTTTTGTTAACATAGACGTGCGTAATCTGTCGCGTACAACTCTGTCAACGGTTCCGTCTTGAGCGTTTGGACGTGCAGGCTTTTTGTAGTTTTCAACAAACTGATCAACTATTTGCTTTGCATATTCAGGTCTGACACGAGCATTAATACCGACACCCGTTGTAAAATCATCTACATCTAGTTTACTGACGAAACGACGATACATATCCAACGCTACGTCTGGATTTTCTTCGTAAAACTTAATAGCGTTGTCGTATGATTCCTTAAACAGGTCTGTCTTAAACCAGTTTGGATCTTCAAACGCAGCATAAGTGCGCCGAATGAACTGAGACAGTTGTTCGTCAATGATTTGTTTTATGTCTGGAAGAATACCGGACTGCACAAACGGCGAAGAAGCAATAGACGAAGTTAGTCTATCTATTTGTCTTCTTGCTACCAGTGCCTGCTTCTGCATAAAGTCCGGCAGAAACTGCACAAGATCTTCGTTTCTTGTGACATCTATTTCTTTACCTAGTCTAGAAGCTTCACGTTTGGCACCATCTATAAACCCCGGATCGCGAGTCAAGAACCCATAGAACAAGTTACCAACTTCTACTTTGTCAAGTCCAGAACCTTCTGTCAGTATGTTTCTAAACTCAGCGTAATCATTCTTACTGCCTTTGAATGCTTGATTAATTGATCTGTCAATTCTTTTTGCGATTCTGCTTGCTTTTGTAACCTGCTGTTCGATATCACCAACGATCTTGGATCTTTTCTCAAATGCGTTAGCTGGCAAAAACCCACGAGAACGCAAACGCCCAAGTATTTGATCCAAAGCTTCACTCATTGGAGTGCCGCCGCTGGTTGCCTTTTGCACAATTCTGTTTGTTGCTTCTCCGCCTTTAGCGATGATAGCGTTTAGACCTACAGTGTCGCCAAACTCAGTGGTTGCTTCGACTGCTTCTTTACCCAGAACACCAACTGTTTTAAAAATCACAGGCAGCGATGCCGTAACACCCGCCGCTTCTGCGGCAAACTTCAACCTGTTTCCAAACCTACGGGCGGCTTCTTCTCTTCCCGACAAGCCAATGTCTTTGCTAGTCATTGTATAACCACGGCCCACGAAGTCACCAATAGTTGTGGTGCCATCGGATGCAACCATACCATCAATAACACCTGCCGCGCCTATACCTGTAAGCGCAGTTGTTGTCCTGCTAAGATTTCTTAGTTTAGCTAGTTTAGATGCGGCACCAACGGCACCAAGACCGGGTACAGCAAACTGTACAAGAGCCTGTGTAATCTCACCAGTCAGTCCAGTAGGGTCAATGCCAAGGTCATCTTTGAGTTGATTTTTAGCTTCTGTGACACGTCTGCTGTAGTTTGTATCGTTTATAGCATCAGGAACAAGTGCAGCAAGTTCAGCTAAACCAGAGCCAGCTTCAATCAAACCACCGACAACGCCTTCACCAAACTCTTGAAGCACACCTTCACCAGCCGGGTCTACCGGAACATCCGACCCAGATTGTCTTGGATTTTTTTCAAGATACGTCCTGATTTTAGACATAGCTTCTGCTGGAGAAGTGCCGTCTGGCAGTTCGTATTTTTGGCCTTCGTATGTAAAGACGGTCATCTAAAGCCCCTAGGATGTTGCGTCTTCGTTACCTGTTAGCGGAATAGTGTCTGAACTTCCGGCATTACCTGATGATTGTCCTGTTGCAAGATCATTAAGAAGTGCGTTTATCTGATCAGCCGTTATTTCACCTGATAGTATTTTTGAAACTAAATCTGTGTCTCTGGCTAACAGACGTGCCACAGCTTCAGGGATGTTTCTTGCCATTAGGGCCTGTGCAGCCTGCACTTCAGCACCCGGTGTTTTAGCAGAAGACATATTATACAAAGCCAAAGAATCTTCAAAGCTTTTTCCTGTCCTTGCCATGATTGCTTCAACTTCGCGGATCATCTTTGGATCTTGATCCAGTTCAGCTTGCTGTAGGGCGGCGGTGATAGAAAGTTTATCCAACGCCAGTTCACGAGCGGCAGCGTTAGCAGCGGCAGCGTCTTCTTGTGACAACACACGTTCAGCAGCAGCCATGTTGATCTTCTGCTCCTGCTCACGCTCATCCTGTTTTCCGCTAGCAAAAGTACCAAGGACCGAGGACAAAGCTGAAACGGCGTCCTGACTCATGCTACCCGTTCCGCTACCTGCGGCGAACTTCAGGCCACCAAGCATCATCAAGAAGTCACGGTCTGTTCTTACGTCCTTGGCCTGTGTTACACCTGCTTCAACTAAAAAGTCTTTAGCTTCTTGGAATTTTTGTTTGCGTGTCTTTTTATCAGCATCTTCGGTTCCACTCATACCAGCAATTCTATCTAGGAGTTCATCCATGGCGCTCTTTGCAGGTTTTTTGCCTTTTTTATCGTCTGGAGACTTGTCTGTTACACCACCAGTTTTTGGCTTGGGCTGGATAAATGAATCAGGAACATCGTCTAATATACCGGGGGCACTACCGCCAATTCTTCTTGACTCTTCCGCTTCGTCATCGCTTCTTTGGTTTGTTGGTGGTGTCATACCCGGATCTGTTTGCGGTCCTACACCTTCAAACTCACCTTGATTTGTTGTGGTTCCACGGTTACGGGCAGCTAACTCAGTGGGGCTAAGAACAGGAACAGGCCCACTAAGATCGATCACTGGATTTTGCGTGGCTACCTGTCTACGATTAACCAAACCCTGATCAATAAAAGGATTTCCTGTTGTGGATGTGGCTTTTATTAGCTCTGGGCCAGATGCATTAATACCAACAGGACCACGAGCCATTGCAGCCCGTTGCTGTGGCGTAGTAAACATTCTGCGGTTTAGTACAGGATTTCTGAGTCTACCTAGTTCGTCACGAATCACTGACTATCTCCTAACCAAAGTAGTTGTAGGCACCAAGGCCAGCTATACCAAGACCTGCAAGCTGCTGCATTGTGCTTGGATCTGGTGTGGACTGTGTGCTGGTTGTCTGCTGCAATGCAGGTACACCACGGAAGATGTCTGACAAGAAGCCAATCTCTTGGTACGGAAGCGCTTGCTGTGCCAATAGGTTTTGACGTGCGGCATCCAGTTCAGTTTGAGTCTGACCCTGCATCAAGCTACCGATTCCAAGAAGCGTATTAATGTCCTGCACACCCATCTGCTGTGCGGCTGTACCCAACTGACCAAATCTTGCAGAGGCTTGCTGTGCAGCTTGCTGCGCTTGTTGAAACCCTGAAGCCCGAAGCTGACCAGCGGTTCTAGCCTGCTGCTCTAACGTACCACGAGCCAACTCACCAGATGCTACGGCTGAACGAGAACCACCAAAGGCTCCTGCACCAAGAGCCTGACCAGCTAGCTGACCTTGCTGCATAGCACCACCACGAGCTATGTCTTGCAAAGACTGATCTACAACAGTGCTTTCATATGGATTCATAAATGCGGCTGCGCCACCCGGCCCAGCAAATTGAGTTGCTGCATCTAGATATGGCTGATAGGCACCAACACCAGCGCCAGCTAATTGTGCCGCTTGCTGCTGCTGTTCAGACAGGCCAGCAACTTGCATTGGCGCATAAGGCATTCCTGTGCCTTTTAGCGCCTTTGCCTGTGCAAATATGTCAGCTAGATACTGTTCCTGAAACGGGGCAAGTCTTTGGGTTACTTCTTGTGTTTGTGTTGCCATTACGTTGTGGCCTCCAATTCTGCCATCATATCATAGAGACGCGCCGCCCCAATGTCTCTATCCCCGCCGCCTGCACCACGCACGGCTTTGGCGGTTAGTACAAATTCTCCATCCGATAATCTAGCAGGCACTGAGTCAGAGGTGCCTGTTCCGGGTCCAGCGACCTCACCTCTTACGGGTACATCATAACCCATAGCGCCGCCTTCTGCAAACCGTACAGCGTCTACGTCATACTGGAAGTCTGGTCGTTGCGCTGCGCTTTTAGCTTGCGTGTATGCTGCTTTTTGCGCGGGATTATCTAAGTCGTATTTCTCACCTTGGAACATTATATCCCAAGCTTCACCCTGTGGGTCTGGCTGTCGTGGCCCAGTTTCAGGTTCTTCAGGTCCGCCAAGCAAGCCGAGTGCACCAGCAGCACCAAGACCCAAACTACCAGCCATCAAATAATCGCCTGTGTCCATACCACTAAAAAACTCGCCTATACCACCAGAACTAGCAGCACCTTCAGTACCAACAAGTCCTTGTTGCACACCGGGGTCTACGCCTGCTGAAGTGTCAAACATAGGTGCTGTTGTTGTTCCTGTTGTTGTAGGCACACCATACAAAGACTGCTGCATATCTGTTGGGCCAAACACACTAGAAGTAGATGCCTGCGCTGATTGACTCATTAGGTTTGGTGACACGAAATTGGTAACGCCGTAAGCTAGCGCAGCATTTGTCAAAGCATTGTTGACCGATTTGCCGCCAGCTAGACTACCAATCCCAGATCCGAGGGCCGCGCCTGCCGGACCACCGAAGTAAAACCCAGCAGCGGTGCCTGCTAAAGATAGCAAGTCACCTGTGTCAGTGTCACCCAACCCCAATGCTTTTCCAAGATCACCAAATAATGCCATTACGCTACCTTTACCGTACCACTGTCATTATACAGTGCTCCTGTCTCAAGTCCAGTGGCGCTTGTAGGCAGGTCAGTTAGTGTTATTTTAGTGCCACGCAACTGACCGGGGTTGCGTTCCTGTTCAATAAATATTTCCAGTGCCCTAACAAGATCCTGCATATACGAAGCAGTGTAATCTTGCGGCGGTTCTGGTAGTCTTGGTGGTGCAATTTCGTTGCTAGCCATTAGCGTCTACCATCCGGTCTTATGTCTACTCGTGGGCTACCCAGCTTCCACTTAGATCCAAGGGCCGTGCTTTCAACTCTAAAGGCAAAGGACCTGCCACGGATTCTAGCGTGTACTTGGTTTGTGTATTCTTCTACAGGTGTAACCTGCGTCCTAGTTGCGGTGCCAGACCCTGTGTTGTTAAAGTCTTCTCCCGGGAAGTTACGCGCCTTTATAGTAAATGTGGCCTGCGGTGTACTCAGAGCCGTAGATCCGGCAAATGTCAGATCCGGCACGATCCTACGGATATACAAGAAATGATCCCCGTCCTGTATGTCCATAGCTGCTGACTCAATATATGAAGTCATTGCAGAGCCGTCGTCATCGTGACCAAACTCGTGATTGTATAGATACCCACCTTCTGTAGCTAAAGGGAAGTTCCGAGTTCCACGGTCCAACCACGCATTTCTTGAGAGCGTACCGTAATACCATATCTTATCTAGATAATTGTATACCACATAACGATCATTGTCTGTAGCACCTGAAGATGAATAAAACCAAACCGCCTCACCAAACTCAGAGTTTACACCAGCATATACTTTGTCTAGCTGCTCAATATTTATGTCCTGAAACACATGATCCTTGACAGTGCAGGGTAGCTGAGTTGTCTGACCAGCGTAGACATAGAAGTTATCGATGCCCATCCAGAACACAAAATCTTCGGTTGCTGCAACCGCATTGGGACCAGCGATAGTGATGTTGTTGGCTAGCTGCTGTAAACCAAAGGTAAACGGCGGACCGATAAATCTGAGTGAGTTAAGAGCCGTGTCTGTCCACACCAAGATCTCACGTTTTGTTTCGATGGCTTTTACAAAGGTAGACCCAGAGCCAAGACGTAAATCTCCAGCGGTGTTAGTCGCGGCTGGATACCAAGTGGTGGGATTTTCCTGACTTGAAAAGCGAATCAATAAAGGATCTTGTACTCCGTCACCTTGAACTGCGGTTGGATCGCTATTGATAGCATCACAACCAAAAGCAAGGACGTGACGGTCACGGTCAGATACCATGACCTGCTTGCATTTTGTAGGAACAGATGTCTTTGTGCCAGTTATCGTAGATAACTCTTTTGCTCGTGCACCTGTGCCAAGACTTCTCTCCCAGTAAAAGATATTAGAGTCTCTTGGATTGATGAGCAGATCTTCGCCAAAATTATCATGTGACCACAGTCTAATCTGCGTAGTTGTAGTCAAACCACCAGATGCTGCCTGTCCCCACCCGAAGTAGTCATTATTTGCGTCGGCGTTACCTTTTATGAGGGTGACCAGTGTCCCATCAGCATGAGTTCTTGCTACAACAAAAGAACCAGTCCCCGCTAAATTTGTAGATGCACCTGATCCGGCGTGACCTCGCACAACGGTAAGATCGTTAGTAGCCACGTTTGTCACAAAAACAAATTCAAGTTGTGGAGCAGCAGCGGTTGGATCACCAAGAAGCAGTATATCGTTTGCTACTATCCCCGTGGCACTGGCGACTGTTAGTGTTGTGTCTGTTGAACTAAAGGTGCCACCTTCGTTGATTGTGGTTTGAAGTGGACTTGATGTTAATCCACCATACAATCCCGCACCCCAACCAGTACCACCAACCGTCGTGTCTAATCCTACATTTATTTGATAATTTGCTATCGTAGGAAAACTACGACCAGTGACGGTAAGTGTTAAATTGTTTGCACTGGTCGAGCCACCAATATTTGCTCCAGCTAAAGTTATAGTGTCATTGACAGCGTATCCTGTGCCAATTGCGGTTATTGCATCTACCGCATAAACACCCGAACCGTTAACTGATACTGTAAATGCTGCACCAGAGCCGCTGCCACTGGTGCTTGCTTGTGTGACACCGCTAAATGAAACAGTGGTTAGATCAGTTATAGTAAGAACCAAATCGTTAGCTGGAGTTCCACCACCAATTGAGGCGGTGTTACCGCTAGAATTTGTGCCAGTGCTGTTGTTGCCAGCTATGGTTATTGTATCATTGATTGCATATCCCGATCCGATAGCAGTGATTGCGTCTACCGTATAACCGCCCTGACCATCAGTTGTTATAGTAAATTTAGCCCCTGACCCACTACCGCTTGTGCTTGTTTGAACGACATCTGTGAAAGTGCCTGTACCTATAGATGTTCCTGAAAGCTGTGTGACAGTCAAAACTATATCATTGGCTGGAGTCGTACCACCCACGCTGGTTCCAGCAATAGTGATTGTATCGTCTACAGCATAGCTTGAACCTACGGCTGATACGCTTATACTGTAACCACCCTCTCCGTTCGTTGTTACACTAAACTGTGCGCTTGAACCACTGCCACTGGTACTTGTTTGAGCTACGCTATTGTGCGTTGTGCTGCCGACAGAAGAGCCAGCAAGGTGCGTTATAGTGAGCGTTAGGTCATGCGTTCCTTTTGTACCGCCAAGGTTTTGACCTTCTATCACTATTTCTTCACCGACAACGTAACCAGATCCAATGGCAGTCACAGTCACGGTATAGTTCCCAGAGCCAGCGACTACGGTAAATGTTGCGCCTGCCCCAGATCCGCTCGTGGTTGTTTGAACAACACCTGTGGTTGTTGCACTACCTGTAGAGGCACCAGAAATAGTGACATTACCAACACCATTACTACTTGGAGATGAAAACGTAAGAGCGCCAACACCTGTGCCAGCCGCACCAACGGTAACTGTTTTTATACTTGTTCCACTAACACCTGTACCGGAAAGACTGACCGCTCCAACACCACCGCCACCCACTCCGCTATCACCAGAGGTGGCAGTTTTAGATGTGCCAGCAGAGGTAACAGTTGTAACCCCACCGTTTGTTGCAGTGGCAACTGTTATTGTTAGGTTGTTAGCTGAAGTGGCTCCGCCAAGACTCGCTCCATTTATAGTTATCGTGTCATTAGGTGCATATCCAGTTCCAGCCGATGTAATTGAAGAAACTGTATAACCACCGTTTCCGTCCGTGGTTACGGTAAACTCAGCACCGCTGCCTGTTCCACTAGTGGCATTTTGAGTAACTTGAGTAAATGTTTTAACGAAATCATTAATAAATATTTCATAACTTGCAGCGTTTACAACTCTAGTCACTTGATGTTCTGCGTTCAATAATGCAGCCGTTATATTCCCGCCTAAACCTTCGGCATTGGTAAAAGTAACAAAGTCGTTTTCGTTGGCACCATGATTATTCTGATTTACAGTTACTGTTCCGCTGCCGTTGGTGGCAGAGAACGTCACGTCACCTTGCGTTGTTGTGCTGCGTATTGGAGTGACATCGTTGAACGACTCACCTTCTTCAACATAATATTTAAGATGTGTACCCACACCCAGAAAATCTGAACCATCAAGAGCAATCCAGTTATGCAGTGCCCTCGCTGACCCCAAATAGGTGCTAGATGCGTACTTAACCCAGCCACCAATTTTTTCAGGATACCCCAAACGAAAACGCACCTTATCACCGTCACGCCATCCACCCTCATTTGAGTATGAGGTAAGGTCGTTATTGATGCCCGGTCTGAATTGTAGTTTGGATAATGGCACGACGATTTCCTTTAGGCTTGAGGTCCTGTGATTGTACCACTGTTTGTTAGTGTAACAAAGCTACTGCCTCTAATTGATTTGCCAGCAGCGCCGCCAGCAGAACCATTTGAAACACTGCCGTTAGAGCCAGAAGAACCAGCATTTCCAAAAGCCCCGCCCGAACCACCAGTACCAGCATTAGCGCCGCCAGCACTCCCGCCGCCAGCACTTTGATTATACCCAGACCCCGAACCACCAGCACCACCACTTGTGGAGCCGGTGCTTTGACCTTTGCGGTAGCACTGAATTCTACAAGTCTCCCCTCCTTGTGTTTGATAAGTTGCATACTGAAAAACGCCCGAAGAATACCCATCATATCCAGTGTATGGATTAGGACAATAATTGCCTACGTTAGTGTATGAAGTACCGCTATTGCCTGAAAAACCAAGACTGGGACACTCGCTACCGCTTGTGACAAAAACATAATATGTGGTGGTGCCAGATGTAGTGGTTTGAGATCCGCTTCCACCTGTCCCGCCACCGCCACCGCCCGAGCGGATGGTCCCGTTATTTACTAAGGTGCATGCAACATCAGCTTCAAAAGCGTCACCCCCAGCCGCGCCAGCCGCGCCCCCAGCACCTGTTATAGTACCGTTATTGGTTATGCTGATAGAGCCAGATAGACCCGTGTTTATCTGTAGAGCCTCGTTTGATGTGCTTGTCGCCCCCAGTTCAACACCGGAGTTGATAATAATTTGTTTTGGATAATCTACGGCGTAATCAGAACCAAACACAGTTGACGCATTTTGATTGGTTGCACCTGATGAATATGTTTTACGAAAAGCCCTAGCTGTGTTCTTGAAATCATCTAAAGATATAACGCCACTAGTAGGTACGCTAGCAGCGGCATTTGTTAAACCCCCCACAGTGGGGTCTAAAATGTTGCTGCCGCTTCTGTATAACTGCGAAAAACTAACAGAGTTGTTATTGCCCCCTATATACTCTGTTCGCAAATCACTAAACGATATGTTAGTGGATCCTATAGGCATTATGGAGACCCAAATCCTGTTATGTCTTGAGCAGATGTTAGAGAGCCGTTACTCGCTATCTTCAAAACAGTGGTGCCGTTGTATTTAAAGAGTAAGTCATTGTCCCCAGAATCTAAAACTACCTCCCACTTGCTAGTTCCGAACTTCAAGCTCTGACCACCCATAAGGATGTCGTTTGAGTTTGCGTCAAGATCTCCACCAAGCTGCGGGGTAGTGTCATCGACTAAATCATTTTTGTTATTGAATAATTCAGTGACAACTCCGCTAGATCCGCCACCATCTGCCGTCACTTCTTTTACAACACCAGCGGCTATGCTTACAGAGTTACTTGAAGATGGAGTTACACCTTTGTAAACGACGGTGCATGTTTGATTCGTACCGTTTTTTATAATGAAGTTTTTCTTCTGATCGGTTGGAGTTATCTCTAGTTCAAAAGAGGCACCCGGAGTGCCTGTCAAAAGAATTACTTTATTCATTCCGTTGGTGACAGTTCCATCTATTGTCTCAAGATCAAACGCTGTGCCAGAGTTACAAGTTATGGTTGTTTGACCATGTAGACCTGCATCTATAATATCAAAGTTGTTATTTGTTGTTGCACCCCAAGAACCCGCCTGCTCACCAGAGCCGGGTTTTTCTATACCGGAGTTAGCTGTGTATGAAGATGCCATCTAAACCACCATATCTGTCCAAGTTTCTATTGTATCACTAGCGTTTACTTCTGTCCATGTACCGCCAGTGTGCGTAATAGCTGACCACGGATCCGGCGCAACTCTCTCAATGCCCGTCCACAATATAGCACCATTTGTCGTCTTAACAAACACCGCTTCAATAGTAGCAGTTCCCTCTTCTATAAAAGTGCCAACAGCAGTCTTAACAAACACCGCTTCAAGGTCACTAGATATTGACATCAACCTAGCGCCTACTAAAGTCTGTGTGAAATCAGCAGACTGTTCAGATGTAGCTAATCGTAATCTAGTACCTACTAAAGTCTGTGTGAAATCAGCAGACTGTTCAGAAACTCCATGCTTTATAAGCCTCGCTATCGTAGTTTGAATAGCAGATGCTGTTAGCTCTGATACAGCAATTCCTACAAATGTTCCTGTTGTAGTTTGATCAAACTGGGTTGTGATAACCGCAGCACCAGTGCCGATAACTTCCCCAGAAACCGACTGTGTGAAGTTGGCGCTTGCTTCTAGTATACCAAGCAAAACCTCAACAGCTATGGAAGTTTTACTTGATGTGCCAATCATGTAAGAAGTGCCGACAAACACGGGGCTTGCAGTGCTAGTCTGATCAAACTGAGATGTAGCTGTAGCCGTTGCTGCTCTTAGTATGGCAGCTTCCGATAAAGATCGTGCAGCTATGGCGTCAAAAGCAAACATTTTATTCTTCCGGGTACTTTTTCTTTATCTCAGCAACATGCGCTTGCCATGCTTCAAGGCCATTTTCTGTTATATACTCTAGCTGACTCATGGGATCTCCGTAAGCAACCACCCTTTTCCGTAGCCAAGTTGGTACAACTTCAGGCTCATCTTCTACTGGGGCAGGCTTGACGCTAGCTGTGCTAGTCAACCCTTTAGACACAAAGCTAGGGGCAACCCCAATCTTAGGAGCAAACTGATGTGCGGCATCATCAAGATCTTCCTGTGTCATATCAGAAGATAAAATAATCTCTGCCCAGCTACCATCAGAGTATCTAAGTGTAGCTATTCCATTTTCTAGTTTTTCTACTGTGTACTGTGTCATTTCCATTTTTCCAATGGGCACCTTGCATTTTGCAAATGCACTTTAACCTTCATTATACACATGCACTTCTTGCATTGCGAAATAGACTTTCTATACCACTCACATTCTTTGCATATAGCTAATCGTTCATCAGGAATCACGATAAACTTCAATCTGCGCCTAGCATCAGTCAGCATCCGCTATGGTCAGTTCGCCAGCGTCTACCATATCCATTATTTGGTTGTATGAATCACGGCTGGTGTCAATAGGAATGTGTTTGTACCTAGTGCCGCCAGCACCATCTGTGCCTAGATTTAACTGAATGTGAGTTTTTGTTGTGTTATCTTCAGCATACAAATACTTTGCGCTAACAATACTCATAGTTCAGCCTCCGCAATTAAATCATATATAAGCCAAGCAGTGTCATCACCATCAAAAATATGAACATGTCCTGCATTGCTATAATCCGCAGAAGTTGCCCCGCCACTTGCTGAATATGTCAAATCTGGGTCTTCCCGCATCATCACAGGATATTGATACGTAACAAATGAACCAGATGTACTATATCTGGCGCAATGGATGCGTGTAGAACCAGCAGAGTCTGAGCCTATACTACCATCGCCATATCTGGCTTGAGTAAAGCAGTACCTCTGACACCTAGCCAACTCATCGCCATAGCTGCGGTGTTCAAACGGTGTGGCCTGTTCGCCTAGTTCAAACTGTACGCCTGTGATGTATAAAGTTGCACTGGCATTTTCCGGTAAATAAACAGTGTTTGCGGCTGTTCGATATGTGGAAGAAGTAGTCCACTCATTTAATGTACCTGTCTCAGAATCACTTCCAATACCTAGTATCCATTCGACTCTAGTTCCAAAACTGTTACCATCCCTTTCATTGCCGCCAACCGTCGGGCCAGTCACAGTTATTGTTTTTTTCTCCCAAGTGTTAGCCGAATCAATCGTGTAATTTGTATAGTAATAGTAACTTACAGTGCTGCCACCAGAACCGCCATAATGTGCGAACGAAAAACCATAAGTACCTGTGATACTACCTTTTACCCAAAACGACAAAGTACAGGTTTTAGCTGAGGATGTACCCCAGTCTAAATGGAATGTGTTTTGTTTTTCTAATAAAGTATAAAACTGATGCCTGTTACTTTCACTTGTTGGCTGTGATGCTTGAGTGACTGTTGTGAGTTTGGAAGAGTATCTAAAGCCTTGTCCTAACGGAGTATCTTCAACTTGAGCGTGAGAAAAATCCCCACCACCAGAGCCATCTATATCTGATTTGAATCTGTCTACAGAAAGATATGAAGCAGAGGTAGTTGCAGTGCCCCCCGACGCACCACGCTGTGCCACAGTCATAGCCCCATTGATGATGAGGTTGCGTCCTGTCAGGCCACCCGCATCTGCGCTGCCACCTAAATCAGCTATGTCTCTCGCTCTGCTCATCTAATTACCCACTACGCTACCATAAAACTTAAAACAACAGAAAACCATGTTGTGTTACTTCCAAAACTAATACAAGTAACTATACCATCTGAAGTGATATCAATTCGCGCTGTTGCTGAATTTCCATTTTGGACAGTAAATATAAGTGTCTTCTTAGGTCGATAACCAGATGGAAGCGTAAATATCGTACTTCCGGCTGATCCACTATTGGCGTTTATCAAACCTTGGATGTTCACAATGTTACCGATTTTCCTGTACTCAACATTTCCAAACGCACCACCATAACTTGTGAACGGGGAGTTTAATGTTGGAGTTATCCAACCACTGTCATTCTGGGGCAGCGTAACTGTACCATCTGATGCAATCGTCAGCGCGGGGTTGCTGTTCGTTGGATCTTGGATCTCACTGACTTTTAAGATGCTGGTCATATCGTTATCCTAAATGTGTGAATGTGACGTGTGAGTAAACAGAGGCAGTGTAAACATCATGGGCATTGTCCCTCTGAATGAATTTAAGAGTGTCATTTGCGTTAAGCAGAGCAGTTAGCGAACCGTGCCAACCACGTTCGTTGTGATTGAAGAACCTTTGGTAGAGAACGCCGTTTTTCAATAATTGGAAATCTGAACTTGTTGCGGTTGCAATTAATACTGAGAACGAGGCAAAGTAGACACCTCCTACTGGAGCGGTGAATAACCCTGTACTAGTGTTGTAGTAGGAACTCGCGTTTCCATCGCCATCTTCCGCAATGACAGACATAGGCAATCCATCATTAGCGTTATTGTCATGATAAGCTGCCGTGTCATCACCTATCGCACGAACATGTATGCGCTTTGGCATAATCACACGACCACTGCTATCAATCGACAGCGCCTGTGAGGTTCCCGTCTTGCTGTATATGTTGTCTACATAAAGGGTACTCATATCGTTATCCCACTAAGTAACCGCTAAAACTAGAGTATTTAGGATAATACTGACCACTGTTTCCTTTGATAGAAACCGTTTGATTGGCGGTGAGTTGTAAAGTTTCAGCAAAAGTGACAGAACTGTCAGATTGGTCATTATCTTGCGAGGCATAATAAAGATTAGAAACAAATCCAGCATCAGCGACACTAAGGTAAAAGTCAGATATAGTTGCTGTGTTGTTGACATAAAGGCGACCACTGAAATGAAACAGACCATCACAAGGCGCAGTAAATTCGTGGTCTGTAGTGCTGTAATGACTACCGATATTATAATCGACTGTAGTCAGTAGATTAACTTTGACATTGGTGGAAAAAGTTGTCCAAACTGCTGATGTACCATAAACACGAAACGCTGGTCTGGCTGGCATAGTCACACGACCGCTGCTATCAATCACGACTGCGCTAGCCCCCGCCGCATTGTTAATTTGGTCTACATTTAATATCGAAGCCATCTGCGCCTCACAGTATTGTCAAGTTGCCACTGACCGTGATTGACGTAGATGTGTCAATCGTCAACGGGCCAATAGCCAAAGCATTTTTTGTTGAGCCAATAGTGGTATTCTCATTCACCGTCTGATTATTAGTACGGAAAACAGCCGTGTCTACCGTGGTGTTAGTAGTCTGGAACTGTGGCGCGGTTATCTCACCAACAAACGTCCCGCCGCTGGCCTTGCTTACTGTGTCCGTTACGCTAAATGCGCGGAATGCGCGAATGACAATCTCATCATTCAGCGACGCGCCGCTGGCTAACGTAATCGTGGTGCCGCTGCTTGGTGTGTAATCTGTTGCGTCCAGATGAATACCATTTAGGTACACATCTACATCGTTGCCACTAAACGCCAAGTTAGCGCCTGCATTATCCGCCCCGGTAAATACTGTCTGACTAGCTGTTGCAATGTACTTATATACCTGCATTGCATAAGACAGGGGCTGGTCAACGGCGCGACCAAAGAAGCGCACAACAATCTCATCCGTGTTAGCTGGAGCTTCGGAAAAAGTCAGTGTGTTCGCGTAGGCCGTATATGAAGCGCTGGCCCCCGGTTCCTGAACCACGTTGCCCACAGTCACAAGTATAGCTTCGCCGCTGGCTACATTCTGCGCCAGTGTATACACCGTAGTAGACCCGTCCCCAGTAAACTTCTGGAACGTAATATCACCTACATTTGGATCTATACCTATGTAAGCCATTACGCTAGGTCTCCTGTGCAGTTTACGCTGTTGTGATAAAGATCAAGGCTTGTTCTGCCACCACTTGTGCTAGAAACATACCAAGTCCTGACTTTCACACTTCCTGACACTTTAGAATTAGAGTCTGTGTCAACAATCATATGGTACCCACGACTCATACCTACACAAGAATAATCAGTTGCTGAACTGAAAGCATTAGTAAAACTTGAGGTAAACTTACCTGTATCACTATCAGCAACACTGCTTACATTTAGACTGCTATTTAGTGTGTTTGTTGTATGGTCAAACTCAACCCACGCCTTCGCACTACCGTTAACCACATAGGTAGTATTAACAGACTCGGTGCCTGCATTATTGGCAATGGTGGTGACTCTAAGTTCGCTTGCCATTATGCGAGGTCTCCGTGAACAGTTACATACAACTCATCGACATCATAATTTGAACCACTAAATGTAGCACCAAACCTGATGTCAGATGTGCTTACACCATCTATTGCAGGATACCGATTAAGATTACCTTCAAAGCCGCTGGTCTCGCTAACGCTTTCATTCGGCGTATAGTCATCATTATTCATATTGTTTGAATAATTAAAATCATACTTTCCAGTGGCTACGTCATCCGCTGATGAAATGTTGAATGAATCTCTAATGGCTATCGTCCCTGTACCGTCTAGGTTGCCCCAAGCCTTCGCCAGCCCCTGCTGAAGTGACTGTGTAGCCGCGCCGCCTTCGCTAGTAACTGTGATGTTACCAGCCGATGCAACCCCCCGCAGTTCATCTACCTTCAGGATACTAGCCATTATGCGAGGTCTCCCATAATGATGCCATCAAGGTTTGGCGTGTCTGTAAGAGTATATGCACCGTTCATTGTTCTTATATTCACATTTCCACTTGTCTTTGGTGTGTCACTCTGAAAACTTAATGACGCACCTCCAGTTTGACCCGATAACGCACCGACAGCAAAATCATTATTGTTCATATTGTTGGTAAAATTAATAGTTGGTCTTCCTGTCGCCGTGTCTGTGATTGAAGCGCAGTTGAAACTGTCAAAGAAAACAGGTGTTCCAGCGTCCCCATCAATAGAGTACCAAACCTTCGCCGCACTCTGCTTAGTCAACGCAACTGGCCCAGTACCCGCCTTATCAGCAATAGTATCTACGTTCAATACACTAGGCATCAGACAATACTCCAATAACCATTAACGGTGACCGTGGCGTTCTGGGTAATCGGACCCGCGCTCATGCCATTCTGGTCAGCATCAATGGTAAAGTCAGTCGAGATGGTCTGACCATTACGGCGCACAACATTAATGTCAGTTGTCTCCTGACGGTTGTCCACCATATTTGCTTCAGCTTTACTAAGGGCCATTGTGTCCCCCTATGCGTAAGGGTTGTCCCCACAGCATGAAGGCCATGCGGCTTTAAGAGCAATGATGCTGTCGGCATCATCACCAGCGGTAGGTGCGTCACGAAGAGCTTGCTTGTCGGCAACGATCTGAGTTGTGTCAGCGTTGCTTTCCAGCGCCTTCATGTAGTCTGTGTCCAGTGCGGCAAGCAAAGGTGTCCGCGCTTCACGGACTTTGTCAGCAAATATTTCTTTTGCCTTGGTCAAGTCTTCGCTAATCACGCTGCCAGACAGTGTCCACGCTCCACGAAAATCACGAGTTGATGGGACGGTTGCAGTTGACGCATCGACCTGATTACCGTCTTTGTCCACAATATAAGTTGTTACAGCCATTAGATACTCCTATGCGGCTAGTTCATCAGATATGCGCCACGAATTGCGCCATTCTCTAGTGCTCGGTAATTGTTGCTTTTTGCATATTACCATCTTCGGCTTATTGCCGCTATCCCAATTCTGCCAGACGTGCTGTGGCACATCTTTCTGAATGAGATATTCCAGTGCTTGCTCTTCCGTTAGAGGGCCAATTGGTTCTGTCTGGTGCAGCAAGTAACCTCTGGTGTGCTTCTTGAAGTCAGGTTGTGCTTCGTCTTTTGCCAGTTCCCAGTACACCCAAACAGGTGGCAGGATACCGCCCTGTAGCGCACACGCCAGCCAGTTAGGGTCAGGCACAAGTATCTTGGCACACTCATCTACGCTGTCTTCGTACACTACACGATAGTCTGACTGCACACCGTCTAGGTTCTCTTTAGCCCAGCATAGGCGGTCAAATAGGTGAGTGCCTTTGAACTCTGGTGTCTGCATTAGGCGAGGTCTCCGTGAAATGCAACAAATACTCTTGCTGTATCTGCGACACTAGGTGAGTTAGAAAAGTTGTAAAATGTAAGGGCTGTTGTTGTAGGCACATTAGCAGCATCAAGGGAAAGAAGGTCGCCAAAACCTGTATCTTGTGACATTCCAGCCGACATATAATTTGCATTTCCGAAAGCACTGCTGACTGTTATCGTATAACGACCAGTGCCAAGATCTGTTAAGCCGCTTAGATTTAGGCTGTCCCTAGAAGCAATAGTACCTGTGCCATCAAAATTAACCCAAGCCTTAGCACTACCATTCACAACATAGTTCGTGGCGATTGACCCAGCGGTGCTGTGTTCCAAAGTATCTGCTACAATTTTACCAGCCATTATGCGAGGTCTCCGTGGAATGAAACACAGTTATGATTTGAATCTACTAGTGTGCCAGAGTCATTTCTTGAACCAGCACGTTGTGTAGTTGTTGTTCTGTAAAGATTATACGCATTATCTCTGGTTCCTCTATCTTGTATTATATTTGAACTAGACGTAGTGCCTCCCATACAAAACGCTGTATTACCAAAAGCACTAACCGTTGTTAGCGTGAAATCACCAGCCGCATTATCTGTTAAGGATGCGGTGTTTAGGCTGTCATTTATGGTATTGCTGGAATACATTTGAGATTGTGACCACGCCTTCGCCAGCCCCTGTTCCAGAGACATAGTAGCACTAGCACCAACAGTCACGGTGATGTCGTTGGCGGTGGTCTTGCCAGTGAGGGTATCTACTTTTATCTCACTCATGCTAAGTC